CCGGCGCCAAAATCACATCTGCACCTGCTTCAATAAACTTTTTCGCCGTCTCTTCCGTCATGAGCGGTTCGTCAACACCAGAAGCATGCATTTTCCCTGCAATAATTAGGCCGGTAAAATACTTCTTGGCTAACGCAATACTGCGAATGGTCGCTTCATTTGTAACGCCAGTACCCGGATTACCGGTCAGCACCATGAACTGAAAACCCATTTCTTCGGCCTTTTTGATGACCGCCTCACTGGCAGTGCATCCTGGCAAAATGGCAATTTGATTTTCCATCATTTTGGGATTGTCGCCAATCGGTTCAATATTAATTCCAATTGGTCGGCCAACCAGTTTTCGCAGTCTCGTGATGCTCTCTTTGCCGTCATGCTGAGGCGCGCTGTATAAATCTCTTTCACCAGGATAGAGGCCAAAAATTTTGGGATCATCAACATCAAGGCGATTGCAAAGAATCATATCAGCGCCAAATGCTGCAGCAATTTCGGCTGTGGTAATACTGTCCAAATTCTCTTGCGTCACGATATTCTCACTAACAATAATCCGCCCTTCGCTAGCCTTGATGCTTTCCTTAAGCTGCTGCCCATCAAACGTCATGACCTCGCTTGTACTGGCACTTAGTAGTCGTTTCACCATTTTGTTCATTGCCCCCTATTGGTTGTCTTTTAGTTAATACTAGCACCTTGCTTATTGAATCATGCTACTTCTGCTGCTGCCTTTCTTAAATAAGATTTGAATGGACTGCTTTTTAAACTGGTCGAAATCGACCAGTTTAAAACACGAACTTTGTTAGAATACCGAAGAACGACAAAAAAGCCCGAAAACGCTTAAACTTCAACGTTTTCGGACCAAATGTCTTTATATTCTGGGTGGTCAGGGGAAACGTAACTGTTTCACATGAAATGCCTTAACCATGCACCCTAGAGCCGTTATCAACCAGTCTTAAAACCCCCGTGGTTTTCTCTGTGGTTTTCTAATTCAATTTTGCATATATTTTGCAAGTGCAGCGGTGGCCTCTGATTCCTGCTTTGCACTGACGTGAGCATACACACCAAGCGTAATAGTCGGATCTGTGTGCCCTACCAGCTTTTGTACTGACGTAACAGGAACACCAGCAATCAGTAAATTAGATATAAAGCTATGCCTGAACCCGTGAATGGTTATTCTGGGTGTAAGTCCATTGTCATCTTGCAGCTTATGCAGTCGCTTAGACGGTGTGTTTAATGACTGATACCCGTTTTTAGTATTAGTGAAAAGTAACTGATTCGGTTGCATCGTATTAATACCTAGCTGTATGAATGTTTCCTGCTGTATTCTACGCCACCGTTTCAAGTATGCCATCGTTTGACCGTCTACCGGAATGGTTCTCCGTCCAGCACGTGTCTTTGGTGCCTGAACGATCTGATGGCCTTTATCACCTTGCGTTAGTGTTTTGTTCACTTTAATACTGTTTTCTTTAAAGCTTACATCATTCCACGTCAACGCTAATAGTTCACCGCGACGAACGCCTGTAAAGGCTAAAACTCTAAACATAATGAAGATATCGAAGTGGTTCGCTTGGTCGATACAGGCAAAGAAGTGATTCATTTGTTCCTTAGTCCAAAAGTTCTCCGGCTTATCACCAGCCAGATCGTCATGGTGCGGTAAAACAACGGCTTTGGCGGGGTTCTTATCCATATACCCTTGTCGAACTGCATAGTCCATAACCGATGAAACATAGTTATACCACCGCTTATAGTTAGCAGACGTGAATTCAAACCACCTCTTAACAGCCTTCTGCACGTCCTTAGTGGTTATCGTGGCAATTCGCTTACCGCCAAATGCCGGTAGGATGTGATTATTGAACATCCCAGCAGTTCGTGCCCATGTGGACTCTCTTACCGTATTAATGTAGTTTCCATACCACTCCTCATATACATCCGAAAGAACACGGGCTTTGGTTTCTCTTTTTCTAAGTCACCGTTGCTGATTGCTAGTTCAAGTCTAGCTGCTGCAACAGTGGCTTCTTTTTTTGTCTTAAACCCTCGCCGCACCTTGTACTTCTTGTGGCCAGTCTGTGGATCATTACCAGCAAAGACCTGAACGCGCCAGAACTCTTTGCCGTCTTTCGTTGCGTACTTTTTAATTGATGCCATTTGCTTTCTCCTATCCGTCACGCTGGGCAGGCGGTGTTAGATTGGAGAGTTTTACTCAAATTCGAGTAAAAGGTGGCGGCTGATTTTTCAGCCATGATATTAGATATAGAAATTAAGCGTGTTTTGCCGTTACTGCATCTAGAAGCTGTTCAAAAGAACTCATGAATTCAGACTTGACGTAGTCGACTTGTCCATCGTTCTTAACGATTGAACGTAATCCACTTAACAAAGCACCAAATGATGCTGACAGACCCCTATCCGAATGAAAACCATTGTAGAAAGCAGTACAGAGATGAATTGCATCATTGATGGTCAGCATCTCAAAAGTATCCATCTTTTCTAAATCGAGGTTTTCAATACTATTAACTAACTGATTCATGGCGCGCAGGCGCATTTGGTTCAGGGATTCAGTGGTGCTCATGGACTTTTTGATAGCAGATAATACTTTTTCTGCATCTTCTGGAGTTTTATTTCCATGTTTATAGTCATCAATAATTTCTTTTAGTTCTCGATTAGTCATCGTATGTGCGATGGTTTCATCAATTGCGATTGGATCACTCGATATCCCTTGGAGATATGGTATTGAAACGGATAAAGCATCTGACAAAGATTTCCAAACATCCATGCGCGGTTCTCTAAGACCGCGTTCGTATGCGCTAATAGTTTGCCGTGTAACCTTGAGCTGTGCGGCCAAGTCGCCTTGGCTAAGATGAGCAGCTTCACGTGCTGCCTTAATTCGATTATTGGTCATAAATTTTCATCTCCTCAAGGCCAGCATAGCGGATTTTAGAATAAGTAGCAACGGTAATTTAACTTTTTTACAGATTGACGCTTGCAAAGTTAACAATACGATGCTAAGATTGCATATGTTAACAAAGTGATGCTAACAGTAAAATCATATGAATGAGGTGAAACACAATGCAACTACAGATTAGCACTACACCAGAGTTTGAGAACAAGCTTCGGTCGCTCGTACGTCAAACCGTTGCAGAGATGATGCCACAGCAGCAGACCATCCAGCCACAGATTCCAGAATTCTTGAATCTTGGTGAGGCATGCAAGCTTTTGTCTGTCAGCCGCGGCACACTCGACAAGCTCATCAAGCGTGGCGAAATCAAGGTAACGCATGTAAATACTGCCAAGCGCATCAGCAAGAAGCAGTTGATCGAGTTCATGGCATCAAGGGAAGTCTAATCACGCTGGGCAGGCGGAAAATTGTAAGCAACTTATGACAGGCGCATAAAGCCAGAGAGGAAACATTATGAATTTGTTTAGTAAAGACGAGATAGCACTAGATCACGAGCTTGGAAATTTGATTGACGACATTCAGCTTAACGTTCATGGCATTGCAGAAGACAGTACTGTCACGGTTGATGGCAAGTATATTCCCAATAGCGAGTTGGCCGTTACGACTGCAAAAGAGCTGCTGCGTGTATCGGAAATCCTAAAGCTGTATGAAAACGAGGACGATGCCGATGACTAGCCTTATTACGTGGATATTTATCCATCCGACAGTTATCCCCGTCATGCTGATGGTTTTCATGAACGGTGGCGTGCTGGGAGCGTTTCTACAGTTTAGAGAGGACTATGACCATGGCAAAAATGATAAATAGCAAGTATGGGTGGACGTGGTCACAGTTTGTAAAGGCTGACGCTGATTGTGATCGGTATTGGGCAGCTAAGAAAGCCGAAAAACGCTCACTAATTGAGGCCACAAAAAAATCGCCAAGAGTGGCACCTCAAGGCGAGAAGAAGACAAGCGAAAAGATACAGATCAACTTTTAGCTTGCCTCTAAGTGGTTACTTTGTCAAGGAAAATGGAGGCATTAATATGAAAAATGTTTCAACTACCGTTAATAAACCATTAGATTTGTGTGATTCGCTGTACGACTTGCGCAAAGCAAAAGGGGCACTATCTGCACTATGCGATGAACTAGATGAGTTCGGTATCTCAGTTTGCCATTTCGATAAAAATCACTCGCACGACAATGCCAAATTGGTAGCTTTAGAGGCTTTACGAGACTTTGATACGTGGGAATGTCTAGTCTTTTGTGCCCGAGATATTATCACCGACCAGATTAACGCTATTGACTCCCCTGAAACTGATGAGGAGGAAAAATGATGAAGGAAGATTACTATACAACCGCACAGGCACTTTTGAGCGATACAAGTGCAATGGTGAATATCTTGCGACATCAGATCAACGATGAACAGCAATCAGCACTGGCCGACACAGTCGCTGACATGATCATTGATGCTCGTCGTCTACTTTTGGAAGGAGATGCGGCCGATGGTCGACGTGCTTAAAGTAGCGCTTGGTTATCAGCAGCATGGCTTTGCAGTCTATCCACTTGCGCCAGAGACACGAACACCACTTGCTGGTTCGCATGGGTACAAAGATGCCACCAAAGACCCAGAACAAGCCAAGAAATGGTGGGGCGAACATCCTAATTACAATATTGGCTTGGGGCTTGATGGCGTGCTGGTATTCGATATTGATATGGGTCATAAAAGCGGGGCTAATGGCAATGAGACGTTGGCTAAATTGTGCGCTGATGGTCGTGCTGGTCAGATTCCATCTACCTATATAGAAACAACGCCAAACGGTGGACTCCATATCTTCTTCACCTATCCCAAGGAATTGAAGCTAACCAGTCGATCGGATTTGTTCTCTAAGAATGGCGAAAAAACCGGCCTCGACTATGTCGCGACTGGTGTACCGGTTTTCCCTAGCATTCGCGAGAACGGTATGTATCAACCACTTAAAGGGCACAAGATCACCAAGCTAGCCCCAGCGCCTCAGTGGTTACTAGATGAAATTCAACGTCAGTGCCACCCTAACATGAGTAATTATTACAGCAGCGCAGATTCATGGTTTGGACATTTTATTAATCGTCTGGTAGATGGTACAGACGAGGGGAACCGTAACCAGTGGATGGCAAGCATCGCCGGTTCAGTCTTCCGTTCTGGCGCCGATCCAGATAACTGTGCCGATCTCATTCAAACCGTCAATCAGCGCTACGTTCGGCCTCCCTTGCCTAATGGCGAGCTAGTCAAAATCATCAATTCAATCAGCAAGCGCGAAATCGCGCGTCGAAGTTAGGCGGTGAAGCATATGGACAGTTTGAAGGAAGAATTAAACAAGTCGCCTGAGTTTACTCAGCTCAAAGTTGTTTCTAAAAGCACATTGGAACCATTTGACGTGAACAAGTATCCAGATCCGCCAGATAAGACTGAAAAAGGAATTCGAGCGTACAACAAGGAACTGGCGAAAAAGCTACCAAGTTGGCTAAAAGTGTGGTTTCAGTCAGAACAGAAAGATGAAAACGATCCCAAAAGCGTTATCATTCATCGGCACATCAAGGTGGACTTCTTAGCCTATGGATATCACTTCATGAATAAAACACGAGTAGAAAGTTTCCCCGCATTGAGCGAAGGTGCCATTTATGAGCCCAGCAAAGGGACATGGCGCACATTTGGCAAGGGTGAGTTCACTAAGACCACCGAGAGCCGAACCACCAAAGAGATGCTCAAATGGGGACTGTATCGTGAGAGTGATATTACAGGCGCCAGACGATTCTTGCAACGCATCAGCTATAACGAGGACTATGGCAAGCGATCGCCATTTGATGAGAACCCACATCCAGAACTAGTTGCATTCACTAACGGCACATACAGCATATTGACCAACAAGATGCAGGAAAGTAGCGCTGACAATTACATGCTGAACGCCCATGAGTACGCGGTCGATCCAGATAGGGACGATTGCCCAGAGACTGAACGACTGCTTGCAGCTATGATGGGAGATGCCGCGATCACATTTGAGGAATTCATCGGTTATATGTTCTATCGGTCTTACCGTCCATTCCAAGCATTTCTATGGTTGTATGGTACCGGCGGTGAAGGCAAAAGCACACTTATTCGCAGAATTACTAACCTCATCGGGCGTGACAATGTGTCAGCATCAAAACCAGCAGACCTTGCCAATGGTGACCGTCGTTTTGAAACAGCCAACCTATACGGCAAGGAAGCAAATATCGTGGCAGACGTTGGGGCAGATTACCTCAAGAGTACAGCCGTGATTAAGTCGCTAACTGGTGGTGATTATATAGCAGCAGAGTTTAAAGGCATTCAGAACTTTAAGTTTATGAATTATGCCAAGCTACTGTTCAGTGCCAATGAAATGCCCGCATTCAGTGACCATAGCAGTGGCTTTGCTGATCGGGTGACCGTGATCAAAATGATTAATGGTGACACCCGACACACACACTGGTGGAATCAGTTCGACGACACCAAAATGGACGAAGAAACACCACGCTTCGCTATGAAATGCATGCATATGTTTGCCAAGGCGCTTAAAAGCGGTGGCCTAACAAAACCTGATTCGGTAGTAAACGCAAGCCAAGAGTGGCTGGATGCAAACGACCATTTCAAAGAGTTCCTAGACCAGTATGCCGAGATCAACCTAGAAGATGATCGTGGCGAGGCCTCTACAGTGGTTACTGCCGAATACAAGCGCTTTTGCCAAGACAACAACTATATGGACAGAACGACGACACAAGCCATAACCAAGAAGCTCGATGCCTACGGAGTGAAAAAGGTAAGCAGCCGCAGAGGGTTTGACAATGACACCGGTAGTACACGGCGATACATCGGTTTGCGTCTAACGGGATCACTGATAAATCCAAGATTCAACTGAAAACAAAATGAATGCCGATATTTTCTGCACTTTGGTGACAACCTTACTCGCTCAAGGGATTAGCGCGAATATTTTTGGTGACGGGCGTCACCGAACTTCGGTGACAATCGTTCAATCCTTACGCGCTCAACGAATACAGAAAAACAAGTTCGGTGACAGTTACTATCAATCCTGTGTCACCAAAACTTCGGTGACACGTCACCGAAAATATTTGAAGTTCGGTGACAGTAGAGCGTTGATATATAGGCGTTTATAAGTGCTTGTCACCGAAGTACCGAAAATTTTGCGATTTTACCAAATATTTTTACAGGAGGAATAGCATGAAGAACTATTCAATTGCCCGTCTGAACAAGGTGGCTGAAATCGGTAAGACAGTTAGTCGCAGGACTGGTGCAGGTATTAACATCTCTACGTTTGAGACGACTGGTACCCTGTTCTATGGATCATATAACCGCACTGTGACACAGACCTACCAGATCACGGGCACAGACCTAGCGGACACTATATCGATCGTAGTACGCCACACTGACGCGATAGATGACAGCACACAGGTAAAACTTAATGGCACCTTGTTCGCGATTCAGTCCATCGCCTATGATGATGATCCCAATGCATTCGATGTTGTGACACTCAAGAAGACAACCAAAGGAGCTTAGAACGATGAAACTATTTGAATATACTGCGTATCAAGGAGAACTAAACGGTGTCATCGACAAGTTCATGATGTTACACAGGTGGCAAGTCGGATTCATTCGGGTATTCTCTGCACCAGATAATATGATAACCGTTCAGCTTTACTATCGCGACGATAAGCATGAAACAGAAACGGCAGGCGTGTTGTCATGATTATGAAGCTGTGTAACCATGCTGGGTGCAACACCATGGTGCCGTTCAATCAACGGTACTGTGATAAGCACCATCCAGAACCACGAGCGTCCGACAACGAACGCTACGCATATCGCAAAGCAATTGGTGGTCGTTACTTCAAGTTCTACAAGTCCAAGGTGTGGCGTAAGCTGTCTTACTCGTATCGTCTAGCACATCCACTGTGCGAGCGATGCCAAGCAAAGGGGTTATATGTACAAGCTGACGTGGTAGATCATATTGTGCCGATACGTGTGGACTGGAACCGCAGACTGGACGAGAGCAACTTACAAAGTCTGTGTAATGCTTGCCACGGAACCAAAACGAAAGTAGAAGACGCGGCACGCTACCCCCACATAAATACGGGGGCTATGTCATCTAGTCTTGTGAACCAAGCATAGGAGTTTCGTTGTTGAAAATCCGTGATAACCGTAATATATCATGGGTATTTGGTACTATGTGTTATAATTAAGTTAGATAAGTCTAATTGTAATTATAAAGAAAGGACGTGATCGAGATGGGAGCACCACTGAAATCTATTACGCAAATGCGCGGTGCAATGAGTAAAAAGAAGCTGGCAGACCGGCGTGACATGGAAGAATCACTATTCACCTATCAAGAATTAGTTGATCAGCCCCCTACATGGCTTGATGAATATGCAGTGACTGAATGGCAACGTATTGTACCACTGCTCAAAAAAGACATTCCCGTTAGTGAACTAGATGCTGCCCTGATTGCCAGTCATTGCCAAGCCTATTCTGACATTCAGAAAGCTGCCGAGCTGATTCAAGAACAAGGCATGATGGTTGACACCGCCGATAGTGTGAAAGCTAACCCAGCAGTCAAAATGAAACTTGATGCCACTAATCAGATGATCCGCATTGATGACTTGCTTGGCTTGTCAGTCTACAGTCGGGCAAAGCTGGCAGTGAAGAATGAGACTAAGAAGAAGCCTGACGATCCGTTCGCGGATCTGATGTCATCATGAACTATGCGACTGAATACACAGACAAGGTACTAAGCGGTGAGATTGTTGCTTGTAAAAAGATTAAGCAAGCAGCGAGACGTTATCGCAGAGACTTGAAAGCCAGCAAGCGCAAAAAGAATCCGTGGCCGTATTACTTTGATGAGGACTTTGCCAACAAAGCCATTGAGTTTATCGAACTGATGCCGGCACGCGATGGATCACCGCTCAAACTAGAATTATTTCAGAAGTGGTTTATTTCAGAGCTGTTCGGCTGGCGTGATAAGGCAACTGGTAACCGTCGTTATGATCGAGCTTACATTAGTATGGCTAGAAAGAACGGGAAAAGTTTTTTGATGGCCGATCTGGGCGCGCTGTATCTCCTCATGGAAAACAAGCCAGCCATGAACCGAGAGATTGTCTACACAGCCAACAGCAACGCTCAAGCACACTTGGCTTTTGATATGATGTCTAGTGGTTTGCGTCAGGTCTCTAAGGTGTCTAAGTCAGTGCGTGATCGTTTGAAGATCAACCGCACCGAAATCATTGACTTACCGAGCAACAGCCGAGCTGTTCCGCTTGCGTCTGATCTGCACAGCCTAGATGGTTATCAAAGTGACTTGGCTATCATTGATGAGTTCGCCTTGGCTCGTAATGATGAGATTCTGCGAACACTCAAATCAGGCCAGATCAACAGCGACAACAGTTTACTAGCCGTCATCTCGACCACGGGGCCAGACCTGAATGGACCTATGTATAAAGAATATAAATTCGTCTCCAAAATCTTAACCGGTCGCGAACAAGCAGATCGGTATTTTATTGCCATTTTTGAACAGGACAGCAAGGATGAAGCCTTTGCACCAGAGACTTGGGAAAAGTCAAATCCACTACTGGCTAATGATGAAAGAGCAAAGACGATGCGACCTAGCTTGCAAGCTGATGTTGATCTAGCAGCCAAGCAAGGAACCCTGCGGCCAATTCTCGTCAAGAACTTCAACATGTGGCAATCAGCCAGAGCAGACAGTT